GCAGATGTTGCTTGAACCCAGTTCAAAGGATATTCTATTTTTGTACTAGGTGCAGTGTTAGGGTTGTTAGTGCCACCTGTAAATGGATTGATATCAGACATTAGTAACCTCCGTAACCGCCTTGCTGTGGTGGATTATTTTGTGCGGGTGGTGTTGATGGTGGTGTAGGGGTTGATGGAGTAGATGGTGCACTTGGTTGAGTAGTGTCTTGATTAACTGGGGTAGATACAGGGTCAGCAGTAGTCGGTGTTGATACTGTGGTAGTGTCAGAAGAACTGGTAGTTGTTGTGTCTGTTTGACTATCCACTAAGTTAAATCCTGTATCTGTAAGTCCAGTCTGTTCTTCTTCTATGGCAGATTGTATCATAGGATGACCCACGCAGTCAATATATTGTGTGAGTGGCAAGACATTATTCTCTCTAATTTCTCTAGGACTTGTGTATGTATATACAACACTTAACTGTGCACCAGTTCCTGTTGGAGTGGCAGCTTTATCTTCAACGACAGGTTTAATGAATCCCAACACTGCTTCTGTTATATTTGGTTTGGTTAATCTACCCTGAGAGTCTGTTGTAAATGTTCCAATCTGTCTCTTCTTATTTCCTGTACCTATGGTAATAACTGGGTTTACATAGTTAGTCCCAACATTTATAATACTTACATCATCCACTTTAGGAATAATATCACCACACTTGGCATATAATGCTTTTGCATCCTGTGGTATTACTAATGTTGGGAATTTTTTATTGAAGTTTAATATAAACTCATGACCAGATTTAGTTTTTAAGGGTAACCCAACGACAAGGTTTGGGTTAAATGATGGATCTATGGTTGCAATTAATATATTATCCTCATCATATGATGTATCAACTACCTGTAGTATGTCGGGATTACCTGTGGTAACTTGCTCTATATACTCACCGTTGTTGACATGTTGCTGTAGTCCTGCTTTAGCAACCAATACGCCATACTGTTCTTTAGGACAGAAGGTGTCGGCAGGATCAAACCCATATCCTATACCAGAATTAACTACCTCTATTGAATCTACTACACCATCAACAATATTAGGTTTAAACTTAGCACCACTTCCCTCTGGTTCATTACATGTGAACTGTGCTTTGACTGATGCTTCTGCATTTACACCAGATCCTTTCTTATTCATCAATACACCAAGTATCTGTCCTATATCATCTATTATAGGTAGTGCTTTCACAGGACTTGTTGACTGTAAATTATCCCACACCATTTCAGGGAAGCATGGTTTCTTATTCAGGATACTATTAGCACACTGCACTGCTGATGATGCTATGTTACCAGCAGAATCATAGAAGTTAAGACCCTCAAACTTCTCTAGAGGTCCTCGTGTATCAAATGCTTTTAAACCTAGACCAGTAGCAAGACCAGCAGCACTACTTAGGTCAACTAATGATCCAGTAGCAGTGTCAAATATCTTCTTGATACCATTACGATCAACAGCAGGAACCAATCCATCAATAGGGATACCTTTACCAACGATTGATATAGCATTTGGTGGTTTGATTTTATACTGTGATATTTGTTTTGCTGCTGCTTCAAGACCTTTTGCTTTAACACCGATACCAGTGTCAAATACAGATGCACCAATAGCACATGATAGTTGTCCATCACAAAATAGATCTATAAAATCACCGACCTTGTTAAGTAAATTCTGAATCTTTTGTGTTGATCCTTTGATAGCACCCGTAACACCTTTCAATATACCCAATGCACCCGTGATACTGTCCATGAGTTTCTTCATAATATCACCAAGAATATTCTGAACAAGGCAGAGTGCAGTATCTAATACATTCTCCACCAAATCCTTAAGCATACCTTTGATGAAATCACCTAGTTCACCTGTTAATTGCTTGAATAAACATGATACTAGATCACCAACATCTTTTAGTTGTGTTCTGACTGCAACATCTAGTTCTGGATCAGGTACACTTAGATTAGCAAGTCCTTCCTTCACAAGTTTATTGGTCTCTTCCATGACCACGCCCTTAATGTTAGCAGTTAGTCCAGTAAGTTTCTTTTGTATGCGTTGTGATACTATATTGATTTCATAATCTAGGTCAACAACAGCACCATTTAATTTATTAACAAACTGGTCTACCTCATTCTTCTCAATACCACGAGCAAACTTCATGAACTCAGCAAGAGGTGCTTCTAATTTAGTAGCACTTTCAGATCCACATTTACCATTGCCAACATGGACTGTTACCTTCTGTTTTTCGTCTGCTATTTTCTGCTTCTCACTCTTCTCCTCTGCCTTACCACGTTCATTTTTAGTCTCTTCTGTTCCTTCTTCTGTGTTTTGTCCATCATTATTTGTAGGTGCTTCATCTATACCAGTCTCTTCGTTCTTTTGAACTGTGCTACCAGTGTTAGCTGCAGAACTACCTTGTGTGCCATGATCTTTTTCCTTATAATTTACACTTGCTATTTGTGCAAATCCTTGAGGTTTACCACCCTCAACTCCATAACTGCTGTCTGGGTTCTCATCACTTATAGTTCCCATAACAATAGGAATCTGTGCTGACGCACCATCCATAAAGAAACCAACCACCCAACTATTGAGTTGTAACTGATGAATAGATCCTATACCAGAACGTTGTGAATATATTGGGGGCATCAATACTTGAGCCCATGGTAGATCAAACGTAGGTAACTCTTTTCTGTTAGGACTGTGGTATCCTATGATTCTAACTTTTACTTTGTTAGTCCAATCAAAGTCACCATAGTCAAAGTCACCATTACCATCTTCTAAATCAGCATTCCAATATTTTGAACCATCATTCTCCACCTGTCCAACCCACCAGTTGAATCCTTCCTTTCCTATAAAATTAGCAATGTTTTCGTTCATAATTCTTGACCGTCTGAGTCAGTATATAATGTAAGTTTGGAGGTCATTTTATCTTGACTGGTTTTGAATGTTCTTTCAACTTTACCAATAACATATTTACCAGAGTTAGCATAGTCTAGTTCTCTATCTCTACCACCTTTGTAAATATCTAACTGCACAACTTCACCTATTTCTAATGCATAGTCTGATACTAATTCTACCACAACTTTTTTACTGTAAAATAATTTTTCCCTTAAACTAGATTGTGAAAGTTGCTTTGTAAATCCCTGTGTGTATGTTCCCTCGGTAAACAATGCAGAGTCAGATATCTTAGACATGATTCTACTAAATGTTCTCTGGTTGTTGAACCCTTCATAAAATTCTGGAGTAGCACCCGCATTCAATGTTGAGATACTATCATAATATTTATTGATGTTAAAAGGATACTCTTCATATTTCATGTCTTTCAAATCTAGTGTCATTACATTACTAGAATACGATCCTAGATTCAAACCCCTCAACAAATCAACTGATGACTCGATAGTTATAGAATCAACAGGAGTGATACCCAAATCATCTTCATCTTCTAACTCTCCAACCTCATGTCCTACAATCATTCTTGTAACTGGATCTTCCTGAGCAAAAGAATCATATGAAACAAAATTATATCCTGCTCGTGTCTCATAAAAAGCATATCCTGCAGTTGCTGCTTTACCACTACCTTTTGTAGCTGGTATTGCCTTTGCAGCTAACCATCTAATTGCAGTAAATGGATTCCAGTATGGTGATACAAATGAAAAATTGTTAATACAAGGTTCAAACTTTGCCAACTTAGAATCTGGAACACCTATCAAATCTCCTAGTATTTCTTTCTTAACAATTTCATCTATCTTTTTACCCTTACCTTTACCAAATCTACGTGACAGTTTATTGCCAGCGTTGTTTAAAAAATCTATGGTGCAAAGCATCAACACTGCAGATGATTTTCCTTGCACGTTCCTTCTATCTTGTATATCATATATCACAAAGTCTCCACCAATTTCAGCAGTTCCGTCACTGTCGGCAACACGAATGAATACGTTCTCCATGCCAGTTAGTTTTGATAAAAAACCCGAATCACTATCGGTGATCTGAACCTCCATTTTCATGGTAGCAGCCATGATATCCTCAGTGTATTTCATGTACAATATCTGACTCACACCTACTGGGGGATAATCCGCAATACGGAAATCAATTAATTGAAAATTTGACTGTAAGTTGACTGACATTAGAATTGCGAAGTTGTATTATAGACATCAAGATAAGGAGACTCCTCAATGTTAGGTTGTGCAAGAGCACCACCTTCTTGTTGATATGGAGGTGGACTAGGAGTTGATGCTTCCATAGCAGCACCTGTGCCAGCAGCGATATCAATTGATTTCTGTGTCTTAGCATCAGCACTTTCTCGGTTCTCTTGTATAGTTTTATCAGTTAGTTCTGTTAAGTTGACTGTCTGCTCACCTTTACTGAATATATTTTTAAGACCGCCAGCACCCTTCATAGCAAACTTTGCCATCATACCCATAGGTGTTAACGATAGTGCTTTCTTACCTATGTTTGTTATGTTGTTGAATGCCTTTGATTGTGTAAGTGACTTAGCACCTTCAAATGTTTTCTTACCAGCGTTGAACATCATACCCATAGGTGTCATGCCAAACAATTTCTTAGCAAGACCACCTGACTTACGCTTCTTGATAGGTTGCATGGATCTGCCTGATCCATCTCCAAGTCCTATACCATCAGCAGTTCCTGTGTATGGTGCACGTCTTCCATGTGTCGGATCTCCTGCTTGTCCTGCGGGTAATGATAGTTGTCCTCCACCACCTCCAGCTGGTTCACCTTCTCCTCCACCGCCACCACCCATGGCACCTTTAGCAAGATTGAATGCTCTTGAAACTAATACTCCTAATGGATCTTTACCTTCTTCTTCTTTCTTATCATTATCTTCTTCATCGTTAGCAACCTCAGCACTAGCAGCACCTAGCTTAAATGACTGAGATATCTTAGATATATTTCTATTCAATATCTTAGATGCTTCTTTACTTGGTGCAGGGATCTTCTCCAATAGATCAGTTATTGCAACAGCAGCAGATTTAACAGGAAGTGCAAGAGCATCCATAAATGCTTTCTTCATCTTAGGATTTATCTCAAACTCATCCTCTAGATCTTTCTTGACTTTCTTTTTAGTGTCGTCTTCACTTACCCCTGCATCTTCTAGAGTATCTACTTTCTCTATATCTTTTGCTTCTTTTGTGGGAGGTGATACAAACCCTTTCGCTTTATCTCTCGTTGCTTTAAATCTTGCTTTCCTCTCTTGGGGTGTCAAATACTCACCACTATCAGGATCCACACCCATTGTAGTTACAGGATCTGGAACCAGATTTGCTGCTGGTAATGCCTTTGGTGCTACTGTGGGTTTAGGTGTTACATCTGCAGCAGACACATCAACAGTTTGCTGAGCTGCAGGGATATCCATTGCCTTTGTGATGGCATTAGGATTAGCAATGAACTTTGCGAGTCCACCACCCTGTTTTGACATAGCTGGAGGTAATGCTAACATATTAATACACCGTTACCACTTTGTAGGTAGAACCTTTACCATGAGGATCTATGATTGCTTTTTGTTTTCTAAGTTCATCAAATCTTTCCCTTTTACTCAAACCCGCAGGAATATATATGGTTTTAATTTGAGGAACAGGAATCACAACTGGGGAGGATGAATCTGATCCACCAGTCATACCAGATCCTTGAGTGACTGGTTCCTCATTTAATGTGTCTGTTGCACCACTGGTATTAGGTGCACTTATAGCATCACCAGTTCCCGATGCAGTTTTAATTGATCCAGATGATTTTTTACCAACAGGATCATCAAGATTTGGAATCCATGTATTTTTGCCAGGTTTCAACCACTTATCATTTGGTTCATTGTTGTAGAAGTCAAAGTGAACTGGATCGTTCTCTCCTTGCCATTTGAAACCATACTTTGAACCATTGTTTCTCATCCACTCGTTTGCTTTTGAGTAGTAATCAATATCAACTGCCCAACCCTGTCCGTGTGGAGATGTGCCAACAGCAGCAGGACTGATAGCATTGGGGTCACCAGCAGCTGCTGCATCTACAAGTGCTTGCTGTTGTTCTGGACTTCTATATGATGATGTAACACTAGCGGGTAAATCAATACCATCTTTAGCAGCAGCGTTAACTGCTTT